CAGATACATCGCCGTTCGCCCTTGTGATTACTAGCTTTGCCATTCTTTTATCCTTTGTTAGTTGGTTACCAAGTACCGGTTGAAGCGACTGTGATCGCTCCTGAAACTGTAAAGGTGAGGCTCTGGACGGCTACATCGCCGACCTTGCCTGCGACTGGAGTTAACTTGTTAACGAGTACAAGTCCTGAGTAAAGAGGATTTGTAGCCGAAACTGTTCCAGTTGTAGGAGTGCCAGGAACTGTGGTCTGAAGAATCTTAAATTTGGCGTTTGTGCCGACCAAAGTGTTAAGAGTGGTCATAACTTGAGAAGTTGCATCGTCGTTCAAGAAATCAACTGAGATCGTTGATGACTCAAGGCCAGCGATAAATGAATGACCAGTCGCACCCATAGCCGTTACATCAAGCTCGTCAAACTGACGATTGATGGTGAGTGAGGTGACGTGATCGGTGAGATCGACGTAAGTGCTGCCGTCTGTGCTGATTTTAAACCCAGCATTATTTTGGTAGAAAATTGCCATGTGTTATTCCTCGGCTTTCGTTGTGTCTGTTGTAGGTGTTACTGGTGCTGCCTTTGCAGGAGCCGCCGAGGCTGCGCCTGATACGACCTGACCGATGAGAGTCAAGAAGCGTAATTCTTCTGGTGTGTAGTCCATTGTTAGCTCCAACTTGAGAGGATTGAGATCGACATTTCTGACATCAACATCTGACCAGTTTCATTAGGTGAAACAGTCGGTGCTGAAACGCTTTGCACTTTGATATTCAGACCAGAGTTTGCGAGCTTGCCAAATACGGCAACGATGAAATTCTCGATGTCGATAAGATTTCCATTATTGTCGAATAGAGGCACGATCATCGTGATCCGAAAATTAGCTTGAGGCGAAATGCTGTTGTACTGATTATTTTGAGGATCGAGATACGGATCATCCGGTGAAATGATGACTGAGTTGGCGATAGGGCTGGCCGGTGGAAAGGAAAAGACCGACCAGACCCCATCATTCGATAAGGCCGTAGCTAAAGTTGAGCGGAGAGCGGTAATGGCGACCATTAGCCCACCATGCTTCGAGGCGAGGTATATGGTGCGATCAAGCCACGAACGCGAGCCATCAAGGTATTGCCCATGCGATAAGGCGAAGGTGAAAAGTCAGGGGATATGCCGCCTGCTGAGGACTGCTGACGAGCCTGCCAAATATCGACTGCGAGCATCATGGCAGCCTCGCGCACGGCTGGCGTTGAGGCGTATGAGGCGTCCTTTGTATCGATGCCCGAGGCTGAGCCATAAGGAACGATGAGGTGGTAATTGTCGTTGGCTGCGGTGAGCGAGAACTGGACAAGCTCATAACCGCGAGGAAAGTTCAGTTGATTCCATGGGAAGAATGGAAAGAATGGAAATGACCCTGAGCCATTAGTCCAAGGCCATGTGGCCGTTACGACGTGTGCGCCGTTGTAGGCAGATCCGCAGTTGGTCAAGGTGATCGTCTGACCAGTTGTAAATCCAAGCTGCACCGATAAGACGGCGTAGCCGACGTTGTTATAGGTGGCTACTCCGACGACTGGGTAAGAGTTAAACCAAAGATAAGAATTAAGAAGATCCTGAGCCGTCTGACAAACTTCTTCGACGATGGAGTCAGCATAGAGAGTACCAATGCCAAGGTTGGCTTTTAACTCTGCGCTTGTGACGTATGTGGCGGCCATGCTGACTCCTTTCGATTAGACCGAGAGCGGTAAGGGCGACCAAACCGCTCGCGGATACTTAGTGGTATTTATCAGGTGAGGTTGAAGCGACGAACACCGGCAGGGATTAAGACCTTGCCTGCGCCGTAGCCGTAAATCGCAGTCTGAACGCTCATTGAAGAAACGACGTTGACTGAGAAGTAAGCCTGTGCTGATTCCCACCACTGAACAGTTTCAGGGGCGATGATGAAGGCTGACTCATCTACAAGACCAGCAGTTACATTCTTATCGACGTAAAGATCAAGTCCGAGGACGTTGCCCTTAATCGATGTTGGACGTGATTCACCAGCTGCGTTCCAAGGCTGGATCGCGTTATAGATAGGGCGGCCTGTCGTGTCGACTGCGCCAATCAAAGTGCTCCACCAGTTTGTGTTGGTAACAAGGTTCGAAGCGAAGTATGAAGATCCAGCGTAAGCGGCTGGGGCTTCTGTTGAGATGTAGGAAATCAATCCGGCAGAAGTTCCGGCAGTTGTAGCTGCCTGAGTTCCCTGAGAGGTGAGGATTGAGATCAATGCAGAGTCAGTTGCGAGCAAGTAAGCACGTTCGAGCTGAATAGCAAGCTGATCGAAGAAGATTGGATCTGAACGCTCGAGAAGCTCGAGTGAGATCGTCTGTTGTCCGGCGTACTTGTTGACCGTTACTGACTCGTAAGCAGAAGTCATTGGAGTATCGCTTGGAGCAGCTGATTCAGCGGTTGAAGCAACAGTTGGAGCAGTTTGAGAACCGCCGCCAGCTGATGTGACCAATGATGGGATGTTAATGGTCATGCCTGAGGCTGGGAGAGTGCCGCGAGTTACTGCATCGATCGCTGGGCGACCAAAATTCGTATTCGAGACAAAGTTTGAAAGATACTGAATTGGGTTGAACGCTGGGTTCGTTGACATTGTGTCGGCGGCAGTAAGCGTTGCAGGATCTTCTGACGCAGCGACCCAAAGGCGTGATTCCTCGTTGCCGAGAGCAGCCTTGATCTTGTGCTCGGTGTACTTACCCTTTGAGGTAATGCCATGGCGGACTGTGGATGAGATGTAAGGCGTTGATGCCTTAATCGTTGGACGTGAGGCCTCTGATGATGCCTCGGCTGTTGCGGCTGGTGTCGCTTCGGACATCGTGGCCTCGCTTTCGGTTGTGGTTTCGGTTTCTTCCAAAGCCTTCTCAGCTACCTGAATTGATTTCAGGGCATCGACCGCATCGGAAATTTTTTGGATCTCTTGATCTTCCATTTCTTCAAGAGCTTCTTCGGCCGCGTCATCAGCATCGCCAGCGGCAGCCGCGACGGATGTGACTACCGCTTCGGCGAAGGCAGGTGTTTCTACAAGTGATACTTCGCGCAGAATTGCTTTGCTGACATAAAGGTTTCCATCTTTGCCAGGAGCAGAAGCGATAACATCGACTCCCACAGATAGACCATCAAGCAAACCTTCTGCGGCCTTAATTAAAAAGTTTTCGCCATCGCGTGACGCGCTGACTTTAAATGTTCCATGCATCGCATCGACGCCATCTGTAAGAGATTGAGCGCGACCAATTACTCCCGATGCGGTCTGTTCATGCTGCGCGAGCAGTTTTATTTTGGATGTATTCGGTACTTGGATTGAACCGCGCTCAAAGATGACAGGGCCAGCGGATGTATTGCCGACCTTGCCGTAAGGGACTACAACGCCCGAGATGATTCTGCGGCCGGAATCCGCAGCTTCGATTGGGCTACTAAATGTTAGGTGCTGCATTTTTTACTTCTCCACTTCCATCGGGAGCAAGACCTTCCATGGCCTTTGCTTGATCGAGATTGATAAGACCGAGAGTGAGAAGCTGCTCGGTGACTTGCAGGCGAACAGTCGGATCGGCGCGTAAGAACGTTTCATCGACTGCAAAGCGAATGACCTGACCGCGCGGCGTAATGTCATCCATAGACAAACGAGCTTCGATGGCCGTTACAAATGGAGCAAGAGAGTAAGCAAAATATTCTTTGCGGCCGTCAATGATGTTTTGATAGGTCATGCCGCGGAATGTTTCAGCGTCGACCATATATGCAGGTACGTTGCAAGCGCGTGACAATTCTGTTGCTAAATACTGCTTTGCTTCGTTGTACATCATGTCTTTTGGAGCAAAAGAGATTGGGTTAAAGTCAAGAGTGCTTGTTAGGTAAGCAGTTCCCTTTGACTGACGCGCTGCTTTCCATGCGGCAAGGATTCCTTGCACTTGAGCATCTGGGAGATCCGCGCCGGTATTTTTAATGTAACCCGACCCCATCGGAGTTTGAGCAGCAATAGAAGCTGCCTTTTCAATGTCAATAGCGGCGCGAATTGTTGACTGTGCTTTGTAAAGCAAACCTTGATCGAGTGCTTGGAATGTAACGAGTGACCCAATGCCTGACATCGGCAAACGCTCGCCGTTAATCATGTAATACTCGACTTCGGTGTTGTACTGATTGTATTTAACAGTCACGCGATCGTTCTGCACCCATTCGAAGCGCGCTGGGCGACCATCTTCTTTATAAACCTCAGAGATGCGCCAATATGCAACGCCATACATAAGAAGCGAATCAACTGTCCAAGAAATTGTTACTGCGCGAGGCTGACGCTCATCAGGTTGATCAACCCAGACCATATTAGGAGTCTGTTCGCCGGTAGCCTTGAGATAAGTGTTGAGCGGAATTGTTGCAATAGTTCCAGCAAGTAAATTGCGGCAACGAGAGATCGTCGGTACTGACATCGCATCTTGACGGAGAATCGAATTGGCGTAATTGTTGTAACCGCCAGTTATTGACTGATTCCAATAATTGCCAAAAGGTTGATCCATAACCGC